GTCAACCAGCTCATCAAGTACTTCAATCGTGATGCTCGGATTGTTGTCTGTGAAATACTTAAATATTGTGGTATCAGAAGCCCCGCCCATTCTGGTATTTTTCAGGAGGTTGAATCTTGCTCTTGGAAGCAGAATTGTGTCCACCTGTTCTCTACCATTTGTAGGAACGGAAACAGCATCACAAAGACCAACAAGGTCATCGTTGATTTCATCCGGTGTCTTTGTTGTCCACTGAGGCGTACCAGCAGCACCATTTGGCACTGTATACTCTGTAATGCCTGGATAATCGAAGAATCCCTGGATGTTGAAGTCTGTATCACCAAACCAGGCAAGCTTGTCGAATAGCTCATCCATTGCTCTACGAGCTGTATTGGCTCTTCGAGTGTCGAGACTGTTACCAGCCATTGCAGCTCTTCGGACTTCTTTGATAGAATATCCGTAGGCATCACCAAGGGAATAGATTTTACTCTGATTCTCTGTGGCATATACATCGACTCTTGGGAAGTCGTGGGCATAATCGGAAACGATTTTTGCCATTCCAGCTTTCCCATAGCTGTACCAGATAATATAATCTGCACCAGCCGGAGCTTCTGTGGAAACCGGAATAAGCTGCATAGCTTTTAGGTTTCTGTACTTTATATCATATGTCTTTGTTTTGACATATTCCAACTGTCTTTTAAAGAATGCTGTTTCAGTAGCATCCAGGTGCCGAGTATCCCCGTCCTGTCTCTGATCAGCAATTAATGAATCATATCGTGTTGACATCTATTTTCCCCCTATGCGAATAGTGCAGCAGAACCAAGCACTACCTGACCATTTGTTTCGACAAGAACAAGACCAGCGGCAGCCAGATCGGATCTGAATTTCGCTGTGGTTGCTCCGCCAGAGTTTGCCATCTTACCAGCTGCTCCAACATATGCAAGCATATTGGCAGCAGCAGCAGTACTGCACTGAGCCCATACTTTACCTTTTACCAGCACGTTTACGGCATCGTACTGCTCATATAGTCCTGCGGAATTCTGAGTCATTACAGCCATCCCAAGATACACCTGTCCTGATTCCTGTGTAATTGTTCCATCGGGCTGTGAAGCGCCACCAGTTACGGCTTCAGTAACAACACAAGTTACACCTTTTGTAAGGATGAAAAATGTTCTGTTGTCTGTATCGGTTGCATCCAGTACAGCTTCAACACCAGTCATGGCGTTAAGTGCAGCAAGTACAAGATCCATTGTGTTGTCATGGCTTGTGGCGTACACAACGGCACCAGCTGAAACAGTATTAACCGTGATGACAATCGAGTTACTGGCAACAAAATCAGCATCAAATACAAGTTTACTTACATCGTTTCCGAAGTAAGTATATGCAGATACTTTGTCACCAACATACCCGAATACAGGATATCCGAATTCAATTCCTGCGGCGGGTTTTGCAGCCCATCCACCCTCAATCTGATTGTCAAGGTCAGAAAGCAGTCCCGCTCGTGCGGTATCTATATAATCATATGCAGACATATTCTAGGCCTCCTTTGCTTCGGATGCTGTTTTGAATCTGTTGACCATGTCATTTCTGGCATCGTCGGAAGTTCTTTCAGTATCATCCGCATCATTTTTATTTTCTTTCTTCTTTTTCGGCTTGTCATCTTTCAATGAGTCGCCGGCAAAAGAACTATTGCCATTGTCATCTTCAAGAGAGTCAATGGCACCATCAAACCGAGCATTGAGATAAACTGCATCACAAGAATCCAGCTTTTCTTTTGCGTTCGGATAAACGGTTAGAATGATTTCCTTCTTGAGGTCATCATCTGTGGAATCTTCTTTCACTTCCACGCCTGCTTTCTCGGCAGCTTTTTCAAGGTCAATTCTGGCCTTAACTGCTTTCGAAATTTCGTCGGAATGATCAGCTTTCTTGAGGTTTTCATTTTCCTCTTTCAGCTTAACATTGTCATCCTTGAGGGTGTCAAAATCTGCATCCTTTTTGGACAAATCCTTTTTGGCCTTTCCAAGCTCGGTAGAATTATCCTCGGCGCTTTTTTTCACAACCTCAAGCTCATCAAGTTTGGTCTGGATAACTGTTGCCAGATTTTCCTCGACCTCGAATGTCATACCATCAATTTTAATTTTGATCATAGAGCTTGGTCTCCTATCTTCTTTTTCTATTTTCTGAACCCCAACGGAGTCTATAGAATCTAATTTCATTTTGGCTGCATCACCCGCCCTTCCCTTTGGAACAATTGCAAGATGATTATATCTTATGTTCCTCTGTATTGCATCGTAATGGACGCCCATCCATGTTCCGGCAGTGAAGTCTAGGTCAAGTGTGTACCCACATGACAGAGCTTTCTTGCCATCTTGTATGTCCTGTACGGCTTCGGCATCTGTTACAGTCAGAGCTGGAGCAAGGTGATATTGATCTAATCTGACATCGCCAGTAAAACCAACACCATATTTTTTCGCATTCTCAGAAGTCACTCTTTCCATCGGATGATCATTTGTCATCGGAATGCCTTTCAGAGATTGTACGGAATCAGATTCGAATACTTCCTCCGGCGGTCTCAATTCATACTGGACAGAACCATCTTCCATCAGATATGGGAATACTCCGACATTTGTGGCAATAGCTCTTCCTTTCAGATAGCCATCGTCATTCAATACCATCTTTTCATTCATGTATGATCCATCTGGGCCTTCATCTGAAAATGGCATGTAATCTACGCGGTCAAAACTTTTTAATTTACCAGGCATTTTAATCTCCTATACAATTGGTGTACGTAATGTCACTTTACCAACAACAGTTCCTGAGGCTCTTCTCAATCGAAAGGCTACAAGACCTATATTGATCAAAGAAAAACCATCCCAATCTTCCCATTCCTCAGTTCCTAGATTTATTACCTCTGGTGGGTCATTTGTAAATTGAATTGCACCATCACCAGTTATCTTTGCAGCAATTCCACTTACATCGAAATACGGCATAATGTAGGAATCGGAATATGTATCTGCTGTCATTGTTATTGTTTGATGAAATATACCACCTTTCCCAATAGAATTAAAAGCAGCTCTTGGCATTTCTAATACGCTCATTTATATCCTCTCCTAATTAAAGTGCAATATGGTTTTCGCTAAACCTGGGGCACTTATAGATTCAAGTGAATGCCCAATTTCTTGAAAATGTTTATCCGTTGCGAATGGCGGCGATGGTAAAGGCTCATTTATGGCGTGTCCATCTGGGAGGGCTTCTCCGGATGTAGGTACTCTTGAAAAAGTAGCCCTGACAACATCATTACCAGAATAGTAAACATCTGCTATTCCAGAAACAACGACCCACATATATTCTCCATCTGGGACATCGGCATCATAGACGACACCAATTGGATCCACATCCCCACCATCTGTATATTTAGCTGAATTATCAACAGAAGGTCCGGGTTCAACAATATATCCCTTTATAGAAGGCCCACCAGTTTCATTCAATACGCGGACAGCCAACCCACCTTCAGGTGTAAACTTTACTTTTGATATTCCGAAAAAGTTGCTACTCATACAACCCACTCCTCTGAAGGCAGTAAACTACCTGGCAATATAAATGGCACTGTTTCATCCACCCTTTCAAGAATCACGGTCATATTTGCTCTTAGAAATAAGTCCCCTGTTGTTGCAAAACCCCGCAATTCAATATCTGTCAATGCTGGGAATCTAAATGGAGTACTTAATGATATCTGTAAAGGACTTTGATATAATATCAATTCTCCTTCGCCTCTCATTAACTGATTTTGTACTCTATGAAAGATAGATAAAGTTCCTTCTTTCGCTGCTTCAAGACCTACCACGAATCCAGTAACATAACCCACATACCCTTTCGGTATTGTGAATGGTGTCTGCTTCATTGTATTATCTCGGGTATTTGATGTTCCGTCTATTGACCCATATACAGTTGCAGGGACTCCAGCTGTTAGTGCCCCAGTACCAATATACATTTTACCTAAATTTCTGCCAGCAGATCCAGCGGATACATTATAGGCTACATTTATCCTACTATATGTCTTTTCAGTCAGAATGCCCGCCTGCCCATTTGTTGGGGATATTTCTGTCTGCCAATTACCCTCTGCATCTAATCCAATAATAAAAACAGCACGTGCACCAGTACCATTGGCAGTATCATCATTACTGACTGATGATATAGTGAACTGTAGGGGTGTTGGGGGATATACATAAAGCCCTGATTCGTCCCATATTGTTTCAAGAACTGTCCCAACAGAAGGGTTATTACCAGTTATTGTAATCGAAGTAAATCCTGGAATAGATCCCCTTGCAATTTCAAATAATATATTTTCTGACAATGCCTCATTTGAAAATCTACCTAACATTCAATCTCCTGCTGCTAGAAAAAAGAAGAGGCTATCAAGTACTCCCTTCTCATCGGGAATTATTATACTTGATAGCCTCTGTTTCTCAGTCAGCCTTTATTCAATCTGTCGTAACTTATACATAACAATATAAACGGTAAATGCTCATATTACAAGTACCTGTTTAAAAATAGTAACTATAGGGTTATCTATCCTTTCGAAATTCACCCTTTTTATCAACCTTCTTTGCTGCATTTGTAGGTGGGTACCGTGTCCTCTGTTCTGCCACTATGTCGGCTGGTGCATTAGGTCCACGCAATTCAATAATTATCTTACCGAATATGACTGTATCCAATGCCTGCTCAACCCCTGCCAGTAATACCTTCTTGTCTGCCTCTGTCATGCTGCCTCCTCCTTAATCTCATCATCTATTTCGGCTATCATATCATCGAAGTATGGTTGGCTGGTACATCTGCACTGTATATCCTGTCCGGGTATACCTATGCACATGTCTCCAGAACGTTTCTTCCATGTTTTCCCTTTATCATCTGAGTATACAGAACTATTGCCCCATTTACACACTTTATTATTTAAGGTCTTATGCTTGGATCTGACCCTCTCATCATTTGCAGTCATCCAGATGTACATATCTATACCAGCATCTGTACTCCGTCTCTTTGTCAATGCGCCATTTAGCTTGCCTACCTGATCTCTGGCTATTAAACGGGATCTCCAGCCTTCTATCTGTTTATTGGTAGCTCTGATACCAGCCATGATCTCGTTTGCGGTCTTCCCGAATTGCACACCTTCCGATACCAGGGTATTTACAGTTTTAATATACTCCTGGGATAATGATTTAATCAATTCGAAATTGGTTTCGCTCCATGCTTCAATGACCTCAACTTCCCATGGCTCTGTTACAAAGAATTCAACACCTAGAATATCCTTAGTAAACTTTCCAAGCTGCTTCAAGTTCCATGCAGAGACATCACCACCTATATCGGTAATCATAGCCCGTACCTGAGGACCACCTACATCGCCATATATCTTATCCAGTCTGGCTTGCTCTGCCTTTATCAGTTCTCGAAGTTCTAACCCAAAGACATCATCCCTACTTTCCACTGTGGCATCAGGTACTGGTATACCTGTTTTATATGAGTCCAACCACATTTTATCGGAATGTATTATGAAACTTTGTGGCCATGCAGCAGGAAAGTTATTATCCCAGCTATCAGTATTATCCTTGTTATAGGTGGCAATCCATCTATTGATATTCGCCCCAATCGCAATAGTCAGTGGTTTTGTGAATTGCTTCTGGAGTAATGAAATCTCTTTGGCATACTTTCTCTCATATTGGTACGGATATAGCCATTGATGTTTTGCCTTATATTTCTTGGTCTTCTTTCTATTGCCAGCACCCATATTTAGGCGCCTCTGTTTCAGCATTTCCCGGAACAATTCTTTATTGGTCATGATTTAGCCTCATACTCTCCAGATAACTATCATTCTCATTTACCTTTTTTTGCTCTGTATCGTTCTTGATTTCGTCTTTTAATAGATTTATGTACTTTCTATCAAGCAACATCTTTTCCGCTTCTGAGCGAACGATACCGACAATCCATCTTCTAATGATATTCATCCTATTCCTCGTTCTTATCTGGTGCTACAGGTTTGGTATACTTCTCATCTGGAAATCTTCTTTCATGAACCTCTTCTGGTGTCAGGACTCCGGTGTTGACATATATCTGATCTGTTTCGGCATTGGTCTTATCGATTAGTGCCATTTCCGCTTCTGTTGGTTGCCATAACGGATTAAATACAATCTTGATTTCTTCCACATTCATATACAATCCAATTATGGCTACCAGATTCTGAAGAGGTGGCTGGACTTGTACTTCCTGCATTGCTGATATGTCATCATAGTACTGCCTCATATCGGATTCACCTGTCGCATTTTCTCCGGCTGGACTCCTCCCCCATAATCGTGTTACTGGAATGCCAGATACAGCAGATAGGAACACCATGTACCTGTCCATAATTGCATCGACTCCAGAAACTGTTGCAGCATCACGGGTATACTCTTCTCCCTCTCCCAGCATTACAGCATTTAGGATGGATTTCGATGCATTGATAATATCCATTCTGTTGTATAGTTGATTTAGTCCATCCTCTGTATTCTGTGCCAACAATGCTGCAAGATTACTGATTGTGTATTTACCAATATTGAATTCCAGCATCAGGTTAGATATACCCTTCTCAATTCCAGAGAAGTTTTTAAGCCTATCCCATATAAGCCTCATTACAGGATTACCCCAGTACTTGTATTTGAAATCTATAGTGGTTTCGTCGGGGGCTTCTTCACCTTTGAATACCAGGCATCTGCTGGCGTGCACCCTCAAGGGGGTTCCATTCCTCATTCTGATTGGGAATACCTCGACCTCATCGAAATACTTGGATCTTGTATCGTCTACTATATCGGAGGTTGTCAGGTCTATTCGTGCAGCAGAATATACCCTCAGAGCCTCGAGCCCTTGGACGTTTCTACTCATTGGCTTAGATAGGTCCTTACTACCACCTTTCTCCACCATGACGATTACAGAGCCTCTATATAGGCGAGCCCATGATAGTGCTTTTCGGAAAGCCTGCTTTGCCCCAAGTCGCTCAAGCTCTTTTAAGATGATACCCTCATCATCCCCTGGTGTGCTGATCCATGCCCTTACAGAGTCCTGAGCTGGTAGGTCAATTATTCTTTTTCCAAGCCCTTCTCCAAGATACATTTCAGATAGTTCTTGGTCGAGTATTTCTGGTGCTGTTCCATATACCATAGATTCTGTTTTATCTATGCCACGTTTCCCTAATCCGATCAGAGCATTTGCCCAACCATCACCTCTGTTGGATGCTACATTCACACCACCTATTCTACCTTGCATCTGGAAATTGTCTCTGTTGTCTATATCATTTACCATATTCTATCTCCTACCAATTATTTAAACTATTGTTAATATTATCGGATACTCCTGACTTTTCAAGGACTCCGGTAACCGTGTCTGGTGCATCATCGTGGGTATTTGCGTTAAACTTTCTCTTGAAGTATAACAGAGCTTTGGCGAATTGTGGGTACTTACTTTTCCATTGAGGGGGCATAAGGATTTTTCTTTGTGCCTCTGCTGCATTTGTCAGAATACGGGATTCCTTATTGCCACCCTGCCAGAATGCATTTATTACAATTCTCTGATTAGCCTCTCTGTCTACATTTCGGGCGAATGCTCTACCACCATTATTGGACTCGAAGTCTGCCTCCCGTACATTTGACCTTTTTAAAAATGCAGCGGTTTCAGGTTCTGTGATCTCTTGTGGATCGGGTGTGAAGTAGATGTCCAGGACATAGATGTAGTTATCCATACCAACACCATAGTTAATTGAGCATAGACTATCCGATCCAGTATCTGCCACATCTGTATAGTTGGCAATCTTTCTGAAGTGTCGTGGTCTTCTGCTCCATTCATTAAATCCGACTGTATAGAGCAATCCTGCTTTTGGTGTCGGATCTCCCTGGTTCATCGATTCGAATTTCTCTGGATCTATTTTTCTTTCCTTTTCTAGTTTTGCCTTGCTGTGCTTTTTAGGGTATAGTGGTTCTCCCATATCTCTAGGATCGAGTTCTGTAGGTGCTGTATTCATCAATGCCGGGAAGTTGATCTTATACCATGCATCTGGGTTTATATTTTCTTCAGTCAATTGTTCCCAATGTTCTAGGAGAATCACCTCATCCTTTTCTTCCAGCCACCCTATCAGGTCTTCGGCGTGCCATCGAGTAAATACTATTAGCTGCTGTGAGTCGTTGTGGAGTCTTTTCATTACAACAGAGGTGTACCAGTCTATTACGGCATTTCTGATTACGGGAGAATTTCCTTCTGCTGAATCTTTGTAAAGGTCATCCATAATAGCCATATCAACAGGGTCACCAGTAAGAGGTCCACCTCTACCTACTGCTTTCAATTGTCCCTTACGTCCAACTATCTGAAATACGGTTGAATTTCTTAGATAGTTTCTTGAATTGGTTACTACATTTGAATTGTTTAAATATGTGTTCGGAAATAGTTTGTTATATTTGGGATCGTCAATTGTTCTCTGATTGTCTCTATTAAACCCCTGGGCGAATGATGCAGCATAAGACAGTATGGCTATTTTCGTATCGGGGTAAACTCCATGTACGAATGATGGCAACTTTCTTGAAGAGCCTTCACTCTTCCCATGCTGCGGTGGCATTGTAACCATTAACTTTTTAATCAGTTTATGTGCGAACATATTCAGGATTCGATAATAGACTCTATGGGCTTGTGTAACATCGAATTCTGGCATCATGTATGTTGTATAGTCTAGGAGATTTCTCCTGGCTAATTCTCTGGTGGCTAATTCAGCCTCAATGGCTGTCGATGTTGCTGCCATTATTTTACCTTATTTGCTGTTAGAATCTCTCTTAGTTCATCATCGGAAAGTTTTGAGTAATCTATACCAGTTTCCTTTCCATCTTTGTCTACAGTCTTGTGAATGAGTTCCACCTTGTTCGGTTGCAGCAGATCAGGGGCAAGAACCATCAATTCCTTTCTGGCTTCTTTTCTGTCTACGAGCTTTATAGTGGTTTCACAGATAGCACCTGATTTACCATATCTCTGAGTACTGATCCCAAGAACACAACATCTATATGCTGGTGGTATTTCTTCCCAGTCTCTAAAGGCGACCTCTCCATTGGCTCTAATGAACATAGACGGGTCATAGGTTGCTTGGATCTGCAATTGTTCTAGGATCGTTTGTGGAACATCGTCTTTTATTTTACTGGAGATATCCACCCGAATTAGCCGGATCATATCCTTAATGTAATCCTTTCTATAATTTGAACTTCCACCAGTTGTTAGACTCTGTATATTTAAATCCTCGTCTTCAATAAGTTTACGTCTGCCTTTATGAAATGTAGAATGATATGCCCTTCTATATGCATCTGTCTTATTTCCACCATTATAGCAGTAGTACCAAGCATAACATCTTTGTCTTATGTTCGGTTTACGTTCTTTATCTCCATTCATATAGAATATTTCATCTAAGTACGGAGTGAGCTTCTTTACTAATTCTTGAGGATAATCTACTTCTTGGAATACTTTTATTCTGCTGTCAGTTTTTGACTTTCGCTTTTTTCTCTTTGTCATGAGTATGATTATAGTGTGGTTTTTGGGATATGTCTATTGTTGTGATTGTCAGTGTATAGGTGGGTATAGGAAATCGTATGCTTTTCTACCTATCTTGTGCCGGCTGTTGAGGTATCTGTACATTATCTTTTTATCTATGAATTCACGTTGTTTTGGTGTTATGCGTTCTTGGAATAATAAGGGTGCTTTCTTTGCAGGGTTGTAGAAGTCTAACCACCCATGCTTATTTTGTATTATGAGGCCAGCATATTCGGGACATTCTTCTGGTGTTATTGTGAATCCATGACATACATAGAAGAAGTGTTTTGGTTTTATCCATATGCTGTTTGACCGGGATAGTAATAACTGGTGTCTTTTCTTTTTGAAGTCGTTTTTAAAGTCGGCTTTGCTGCACTTGATTTCATAGAACCAGGGATAGCCAGAATCGGTGATGTACAGGGCATCTACTTCACTGCCACCATATGGATCTGTATGTATGTTGGGCAGTACTAGCCCTCTGTTGTGATGCTGCCAGATGATATACTGGATTGCTGCTTCTGTTTTGTTCATTTTTCGCCTTAGTAATAATCATACATGGGATCTTTATAGAGAACCAACACCGGGTCATCTGTAGGCATATGCTCACTTTCAGGAGATAGGTGGCCCATATCATATAGATTTTTAAGCATGTACCTTATTTTATGTTCAAGTTCAACCATGTCTTTATCTGTCAAAGGTACCATAGTTGTATAGTTCTTTAGGTCCTGTATTACTCTATCTTTCATATGGATGGGTATGTACATATTTTCATCCCAATATACATTTGCTTCTCTCATGATACGGTCATCCACTTTTTTAAATGTTATCTCTGTGGAAATACATCGTTTTTCGGCATCAGTTACTATGGAAGATGCCTCCTCCAATTCAAAGTGATACATTCTTACTTTGCAGTTCATTTTTCTAATCCTTCTATGTTGGAAATATCTTGTACATGATTTTACACTTTGGACAATGATAAATGGTATTGGGGTTTATGGGTGCTTCTATAGTGTTTATGGTATGACAGAAGGGACATGGGAATGATACTAATGGTGGGTGATTCATACCATCTTTTCTCATTGTCTTTTTTAGGTCGTCCAATGAGGCATCAATACTGGGTATGTCTGTCTGTATAGTTGTTTCTATTGGTAGTTTCTCATTTCTTTCCCAGCCCTTTGCTGCTGCTTCATCATACCAGGTCATTTATCTATCACCTCAATTAAAACTGTCGAGCTGTAGTGGGTAATATAACCCAGGCCAGTTCTGAAGCTCATCAGGTAGGGATATATTCATGGGGATTGGGCCTACGAAATGTTTATTACCTTTACACTCGGATACTGCCTTCTTTTCTTCTGAGAATACACCGCATATGGCCCAGGTACCATTATCATTCAGAGATTCACCGACCACATATACTTTCTGGTATTTTGCCTTTGCCTGGTTTAAGCCTCTCTGTCTGTCTTCTCTGAATGATGTCAATACAAATATGAAAAAGCAGATGATGGTAGCAATACCAGATATGATGACATTTGCCATATTCTCACCAGATGACAATATGAATAGAATTGTAAACATACCAGATAAGAATGCAGATAGGAAATAAATGTTTGTGTAATCTTTGATTTTCATTGTAAAACTCCTCTACAATATTATAGAAATATCATAGAGGTTATTTCACTATGGAGTCGGGGCTATTGTCTCTTCCCACTTTTCTATTAGGAACTTGATTTGTCCGTTTAATGGTCTATCGTTGCCATACTGTACAGAGTCGTATGTGGCAAAGATTGACAAATACCGTATGAAACCATCATCCTGACTGGTATCGTCGCCATATAGAACGATATCGATCTCTGAAGCCGGTGTTATGTTTACTTGATACCTATCATTTACCACTTCTCTGTTTTCATCGAGTAGATCCCATTTTATTGTCTTTGGGGTAACGGAATCGTTTGTCTTTGCTTCAAAAAATGAAATAGTGAATATTACAGTACCTTCATTGGTTACACGTTTACTAAATTTGATCACCTGCGAGACCTCCCTGTTTCTGTTGTACCTGATACACAATCATATTTTGACGCCTTAACCACTGGCATATGCATATCTACAGAAAAGCACATTTTGCCTTGAATTGGAACATATGTGGCCGTAATAAGCCAGTGATTTGCAATCCAATGATTTTTAGGAAAGGCATTTGTAGCCCAATGTCCTGCTAACATATTTTACTCCTATGGTGTAAGGGTTATTGAAGTTCTGTTTCCATTTGCATCTACAACCTCAACTAATACGTCCTTTGTATCGGCAATATTTCTGAATACTAGATTTGATGTTCCCCCACCAGATGACTTTGCAGCAACTATGGCAAGCGTACTTCTTAAAGCTTCTC